GTGCCAGCAGACGCTACTCTCTTGCTAGATAAACCTATCAACCTAGAAGCTGGTGACATACTAGCGTTAACAGCCTCAGTTGCTGGTGACCTTGAAGTGTTCGCTAGTGTTCTTGAGATTGCATAACAAGGGAGAGTCATATGTCGTATATAGGACAAGTAAGTGCCTTTGACTCAGTAGGTACTCTACAGTTAGAAGATGCAGCAGTATCCACAGTTAAGATAGCTGATGATGCAGTGACTACAGCTAAGGTAGTGGATGGTGCAATAACTGCAGCAAAGATTAACTCAGCAGTAGCATTAGGTGGCCCTAGCTTAGGCACAGCCTCTGTCATACGAACTAACGCCAAAGTCATTGCAGAAGACATCACCTTCTTAGGTAGTGAGAATGGCATGAGTGTAGGCCCAATAACAGTTAACTCAGGCTACACAGTAACAGTGGCCTCTGGCAGCACATGGGTGGTCTTATGAGTTTAATTAAAGCAAATGATTTACAGACGACTACAGGTGGCATACCTACGGTTAAAGGTCAGAAGTTAATACCTACAGCTTGGGTTAACTTTAACGGCACAGGTACGGTAGCTATTAGGGACTCTGAGAATGTGAGTAGTATTACTGATAATGGGGCTGGAGAGTACACAATTAACTTCAGCACAACAATGGCTAACGCTAACTACACTCCCATCACTGGCACTTGGTATGGTTCTGATACGAGTAATCCGCTTCTAGCTGTATCGGGTATACGTAGGGGCCATACCCCTACCACTACTACGCTGAGAATACAAATAAGCAATGCGGTCTGGGACAGTGGTAGTTCTGGTACGGATATAAATGGTATTTATGTAATAGTTATGGGAGGCCAAGCATAATGTCTACAATCAAAGCAAACACGCTCCTCCACAGTGACGGCACAACCACTACCCAGCCAAGCATCCCAGCGTTAGACCAGCGTATGGCTAAGGCTTGGGTTAACTTTAATGGTACGGGTACTGTGGCTATAAGAGATAGTTATAATGTGAGCAGTATTACTGATATTGGTACAGGTAATTATAGGATTGATTTAACGTCATCATTAGATAATAATAATTATTCAGTTGTTTCATCAATTGGTGGTAATATTGGATTTGCAAGGGTACATAATTTATCCACAACTACGGTACAATTACTAACCTATTTAGTCAGTCAAGCCCTTACTGATGTAGATACAGTATGCGCCACAATCTTCGGAGATTAATCTATCATGCTCTTAATTATAGGAAGAACAAACAAATGAAAATAGTATACGCAACAACAGACGGCCTAGCCGTAATAACACCAGCAGCTAACTGTCCTTTAACCTTAGATCAAGTAGCCGCTAAAGACGTACCAACAGGTTCAGCCTACAAGATTGTAGAAGATAGCTTTGTGCCGTCTGACCGCACCTTCCGTAACGCATGGGCCATTGACTCAGCAATCCTAACGGATGGGGTAGGTGCTTAATGGCTACAGTTATACGAGGTGATGATAACTTTGACACTGCTTACGCTAAGTCTGTGGCTATCATTGCTGATGTTAAGGCTCAAGGTGTAGATGGAGGAACCAACTTAGCTACCACATGGAGTACACGCTCCTTGAATACTGAGATTGACGACCCACAGAATATTGTGAGTATTACTTCTAACCAGTTTACCTTGCAAGCAGGGACGTACTTAATAGAATGGACTTGCCCAGCGTACAAAGTTAACCATAACAATTCTAGGTTATATAACGCCACTACCTCTACTGTTGCGGAAATGGGGACGGCAGCCTACGCTGAGAGTGTTGAGGGTGTTAGTAATACTACTACTGGAGCATCCATACAAACTATATCCTCAGCAGCAGCTTTTGAGATACAGCATTATTTCGCTTCAGCAAGAGCGAATAATGGCTTAGGTGTCTCTTCCCAATCAGGTAACTCAGTATACACATTAGTCAAAATCCACAAGATAGGAGCTTAACATGAGCATTACAATCAACATGACCAAAGCAAAAGTAATTGCACATGAGTCCAGACGGACGGTACGCAACGCTGCCTTTGCACCACTAGACATTAAGGCAACCATCCCAGCAGAAGCTACACAAGCCGAAGCTGATCGTGCTGCTATCCGTGTATCCGATGCTGCCTTACAAGTTAGCATGGACGCTGCTGTAGATGCTGATGCGCTAAAGGCTTTGATTCCAGTAGGAGAATAAACAATGAGCTACTTAGGCAGAAGTGCAAAGCTAAGTCGTAAGGCACAAGAGAAGACATCCTTCCTAGCGACATCAGGGCAGACGGTAGCCACTGGTTTGTCTTACGTTGCCACCTTCGTAGAAGTATACGTTAATGGTATCTTGCTTACGGACACCAGTGATTACACAGCTACCAATGGCAACAGCATCACCTTCACAGTGGCTCTAGGGTTGAATGATGAAGTCACTGTTGTAGCATTGAAGACCTTTGCGTTGGCTGATCATTATAATAAAAGTAGTACCTATACTAAGACTGAGGCTGATGCTGGGTTTGAGCCTATAATCCCTTCCTCTACAACAGCACCTTCTAGCCCTGCAGTTGGTGATATGTGGTTTGATAGTACTACTCATATTAAATCCATGAAAGTATGGTCAGGGACTGAGTGGGATCAACTGAGTAATAAACTCACCGCTACTGGAGGTACGATTACAATATCAGGCGCATACACGATTCACACTTTTACATCTAGCGGTACATTCACCCCTAGTACAATTGGTGTAGTTGATTATCTAGTAGTTGCAGGAGGAGGTGGCGGTGGCGGTGCTGCTAGTGGAAATGCAAATGCTGGTGGTGGTGCAGGTGCTGGTGGCTTTAGAACTGCAACAGGTTTTTCTGTCGCACCAACTGGACTCACTGTGACTATAGGTGCTGGTGGAGCTGGTGGAGCACAAGCAGATGGGTCTTCAGGGAATGGATCAAAAGGAGGTAATTCAGTATTCTCATCTATAACAGCCACAGGTGGAGGCTATGGAGGAGGTGTTAGCTCAGTTGGTGGTAATGGAGGCTCAGGTGGTGGCGGCGGTTGGTATTCTGCTGCTGCAAGAAGTGCTTCTGGAACAGGTAATGAAGGAGGGTTCTCCCCAGTAGAGGGTTATGCAGGTAGTAATACAACTCCTGCCTATTACTGGACAGCGGGCGGAGGAGGAGGTGCTGGAGCTATTGGTGGCTCACCTGCTTATTATTTGAATCACAATGGTGGAGTAGGTATTTCTAATTCTTTTAGTGGTTCGGCTGTTACTTATGCTGCAGGTGGATCTGGTTCTGGAATTGCTGGAGGAAGTGCTAATACAGGTAATGGTGCTTCTGGCGGTACAGCTACAGGCGGAGGCGTAGGCGGCTCAGGTATCGTAATCATTCGCTACTTAACATAGGAGAACAACATGGCACACTTTGCTAAATTAAATAACAACACTGTCACTGAAGTTCTCGTAGCAGAGCAAGACTTCATTAACTCTGGACAGGTAGGTGACTCGTTCCTATGGGTACAGACATCTTACAATAGTAGCTTCCGTAAGAACTATGCTAGCATTGGTTCAACCTATGACAAGGTTCGTGATGCTTTTATTCTAGTTAAACCATACCCTTCTTGGCAGCTATCCGAGGCTACTTGCCAATGGGAAGCACCCGTGACTAAGCCAGATGACGGTAAAACATATTCTTGGGACGAGTCACTAGGTATTTGGGTGGAGGTAGTTCCTTATCCAGATGATGGGACTATTGATAAAATGTACTCATGGAATGAAGAAACACAAGCTTGGGAGGCAGTGTAATGTCTAACGCAAGAAACATATCTACCCTCAGCACAGTTGAGGTAGGCGCTACAGCAGACCAGACTAAGGCTGACCTTAACGCTATCGGTGTCAGTGGTGGTAGGAAGAACCTTATTATTAATGGACGACTAGGCACTAACACAATGGTCAACCAACGTGGGTTTGCTTCTGGGACATTAAGTGATGGTGTTTATGGATTCGACCGTTGGGTTTCTGCTAGTGGGTCAAGTGTTTTAGCACTGAACGCTGATGATGTGACTCTCACCTCTGGTAAGTTGCTACAGTTCATTGAAGACCCACACATCTCTGGTAAGCAAATCACTGTCTCAGCTAAGGTTAACAGTGGCACACTTACTGGGCGTGTTGGTACAGGAGCTATAGCATTCCAAACATTACCTTTTACCATCACTGCTCCTAGTGGAAACCTAAGACTTGAGCTAGTAGGTAACGGCGCACAGTTCACAGATGTTCAGGTTGAACTAGGCTACGTAGCCACTGACTTTGAACACCGAAGCTATGGTGAAGAGTTGGCGTTGTGTCAGCGGTACTTGGAGGTTTTTACAAGCAGTGGAGTTGCATATCACTCTATGTCACAAGGCTCTTGTCACAGCTCACAAGGAAATGCACTTATACAATTTGCAACTACAAAAAGGTCAAACACTTATAGCATAACCTACTCAGGTATAAATTATTCAGACACAGTTGCTATGACTAGTACAGCAGGAATTAACTCGTCAACTAAGCAAAAAGGTAGTGCACTAGTGGTGGATACATCACAATCATTTGTGAGCGGTCGACCATATATTTTATATGGTACCTCTTCATCTGCGACTATTACAATAGAGGACGAGCTGTAATGTATAAATTAAACGCAGTAGGCGACAACGTAACCAAAATATCTAATGGCGCAAGTATCTCAATTTATAGTAGTGAGTATCAGGAATGGATAGCAGAAGGTAACACTCCTGCTCCTGAGTTCACTGATGCTGAGATAGCAGCTAATGCTCAAGCAGTAATCAATGGTGACTCACTAGCCTACCTAGCCTCAACAGATTGGTACGTCACACGCTTTACCGAATCAGGTGTAGCAGTGCCAGCCGATGTAACTCAAGCCCGTACTGATGCACGATTAGCAATTGTAACTACACCATAAGCAAGGAATGAATAACATGGATGCTGACTTACGCTTTGATAGACTAGAAGCCAAGCTAGATAAACTAGCAGATGCTATGGTTAAGCTAGTTGCTATAGACACTAAGATTGAAGGTCTACTGGCACACAACAACACACAAGACAGTAGGCTGAATAAGCACAGTGAAGAGATAGATGATCACGCCATCAAGTTAGCCTTAGCTGCTAAGACCAGTGGTGCTAATGAATGGTTTGTACGATTACTAATAGCTGCTCTGGTGACAGGTGCAGCCTTTATGATGAGAGGTTAACATGAGTGTCTTTAACGTATTGAGTTTAGTCACAGACATCTTTAAGCCAGCCGCAGACCTTATAGACAACCTGCACACATCTGAAGAGGAGAAGTTAGAACAGAAGTTTAACCTCTTGCACCTTCAGGCTGCTGCGGTGGATAGTGCTACTCAGTACAATCAGAAGTTGTTTGAAGGACAAGCTAAGATTATTAACTCAGAGGCTTCAAGTGAACACTGGCTGGCTGCTAACTGGAGACCAATCACTATGCTTACCTTTGTAGGTATTGTGGTAGCTAAGTTCTTAGGCTTCTCCTCACCTAACATGACTCCTGAAGATTACACACACTTGTGGACATTGATTGAGATTGGACTAGGTGGTTATGTCGTAGGGCGTAGCGTAGAGAAAGCAGTGAAGACTTGGAAAAACTAATAGAGTAACTATAGATGAAAACATATAAACAATTAGTAAACAATCTACTCATACGCCTACGTGAGCGTGAAGTGGATTCCATCAGTGAGAATAGCTACTCTAAGCTCATGGGTATCTTTGTACGTGATGCTATAGAGATGGTTGAGTCAGCTTGGAACTGGTCTAACCTACGTGAGACTATGACAGTGGATACTCAGGCTGATGTATTCAACTATGTACTCACGGACTTTGGTGATAAGTCTTCAGTGCTTGATGTAATCAATAACACTGGTAATCACTTTATGTCCTACAAGACACCTAGCTGGTTCAACAATGTATTCCTCAACAATGATCCAGCACAAGGGTCACCTAATTACTATGTCTTCAATGGACTTAGTGTGGCTGGTGATACCCAAGTAGACCTGTATCCAATACCTAATGGTGTTTATCAGTTATACTTTAATGTAATCAAGAGATCACCAGACATCCTTAATGATGATGATACAGTTAAGGTTCCATTCTTACCTGTGCAAGCCCTAGCTTATGCTATGGCCCTTGAGGAGCGTGGTGAGGATGGTGGTATGTCAGCAGTGTCCGCTAAGGCACTTGCGTCTAACTACTTGTCGGATGCTATAGCAATTGATGCAAGCAAGCACCCTGAGGAACTAATCTGGGAGGCACCATAGGATGGCTAAGCAATTACTAGCAGCCTCTATCGCAGCACCAGCATTCTTTGGTTTAAACACTCAAGAGTCTGGTGTAACACTGCAGGAAGGCTTTGCTTTACACGCGGACAACTGCGTTATAGATAAGTATGGTCGCTTAGGTGCACGTAAGGGCTGGGTTACGCGTAGTGCGTCAGTGGACACTGTAGCTGATGATAACGTAGGCATAGCTCTGACTGGCCTGAGTAACTTCAAGGACATCACTGGTACAGACATCCTTATGTCATGGTCAGCAGATACATTCTACCGTGATATACCTGATCTTACTACTCTAGTCCCCACGACTACAGATACTATCACTGAGGGTAACTGGCAGACAGCTACACTTAATGATCATCATTACTTTTACCAACGTGGCTATGAGCCTCTAATCTATACTAATGAGACAACTGCTAATGAGTTTGTAGCCTACGCTTCACATTCACACGCAACAGCTGGTTGGCAAAAGGCTAACACAGTCTTAGCTGGCTATGGTCGTCTGTGGACTGCAGACACTGCAACTAACAAAACTACAGTATGGTTCTCTGATGTACTAGATGGTGCTAAGTTCTCTACAGGCACTGCAGGCTCTATAGACATCTCAAGTGTACTCACGCAGGGTATGGATGAGATAGTTGCCCTAGGTGCACACAACGGTTACTTGATTATCTTTTGTAAGGATAACATTATCATATACAGTGATGGTGATAACTTTCAATTAGGTATGACTACTTCCAGCCTTACGCTAGTTGAGGTCATCCAAGGTGTAGGTTGTATCTCTAGAGACTCAGTACAGAACACTGGTGAGGACATATTGTTCTTAAGTAACACTGGTGTAAGGTCATTGAATCGTACAGTACAAGAGAAGTCTCAGCCAATGAGGGACATCTCTAAGAATATACGTGATGATATTATTCAAGCACTCAACTCAGAGGTATCCTTAGCTAATGTTAAGTCAGTATACTCTCCAACTAATGCCTTTTACTTAATTACTTTCCCAGCTACTGAACAGACCTTTTGTTTTGATACTCGCCAAACTCTAGAGGATGGTAGCTTTAGGGTAACAGTATGGCCTTCACTCACACCAGCTGGTCTACTATCACTTGAGTCTAAACTCTACTTAGCACAGCCTGATGGCATTGCTGAGTACTTTGGTTATCAAGATGATGGTGTTAAGTATGAGATGGCTTACTACAGCAACTACTTCGACTTAGATATGCCTAACGTGAATAAGATAGTTAAGAAGCTATCAGCCACTACAGTAGGTGCCACTGGTCAAACATTTGCACTTAAGGTTGGCTATGAGTATTCACCAGTTTACTTCTCACAGACATTTACTATTGACACTGGTACAGTCTATGAGTATGGAGTAGCTGAGTATGGCATAGGTGAGTACTCAGGTGCAATCTTAATAGATAATCAACAAGCACCTACTCAGGGAGCAGGTAACATTATACAGATAGGTTTTACCACTGAAATCAATGGTGCACCTATGTCACTACAGAAACTATCAATATACGCCAAACAAGGTAAGGTACTCTAATGTCCAATTATATCAAAGCAACTAACTTTGCAACTAAAGATGCCCTAACCACTGGCAACCCTTTAAAGACCCTAAGTGGTACTGAGATAGATGATGAATACACAGCTATTGCTACTGCAGTGGCTACTAAAGCTAACACTAGCTCACCTACGCTCACAGGAGTCCCCGCAGCACCTACAGCAGCTACCGCTACTACTAGCACTCAGATAGCTACTACGGCCTTCACACAGGCTGCTATAGTGGCTGGTGTGGCTGCAGTAACAGCTAGTGATGCTCTTAAGGCTCCTCTAGCTTCACCTACGCTCACAGGTGTCCCTGCGGCCCCTACAGCCACTGCTGGTACTAACACTACGCAACTAGCTACTACAGCCTTTACTACAGCAGCTATAACCGCTATCACAGCAGCAACTGTTAATGCTCTAGTGTATCCAGTGGGTGCTATCTATACTTCAGTAGTATCAACGAATCCAAACACTACTCTAGGTATGGGTACTTGGACAGCCTTTGGTTCTGGTAAGACTTTAGTAGGTCTTAACTCTGGAGATACTGAGTTTGATACTGTAGAGGAAACTGGAGGTGCTAAGACGCATACATTAACAACTAATGAGATGCCTTCACACACTCATACAGGTACGCAGCTTAATGGTATATATAAGACAGACAATGGCAGTACTACATCAAGTACTACTTATGGTACAGTTAACAACACAGTAAGTACCACAGGATCTACAGGTGGAGGAGCATCACATAACAACCTACAGCCCTACATCGTAGTGTACTTTTGGAAACGCACAGCTTAGGTAATATAGATATGTTAAACATTAAAGTAACAATAGACGAGAGGACAGCCTAATGCCTAGAGTAGATGATGGATTTGGTAATGCAGCTACTACTAATAACAGACAAGCCGCTAGGAATGCTGGTGCAGGTAATGGTAATCAAAACAATAACAACAATAGAGTACCTGTACGAGATATATCCACACAGGCTGACCCTAGACAACTAGCGCAGCAACAGGCTCTTACACGTGCTCAGGCTGCTGTGGCTGGACAGAACTTTAGTCCACAAGGGCCATCTACAGGTAGAGGTTGGTTAGCTAGCTTCCTAAATCCTGTAGGCTCAGCAGCTAAAAGCATAGGACAATCCTTTGTAGATCAAACTAGATATGGTATGAATGATAGAGCTCAAGCTAATTATGATGCATCAGCAGCCTTGCCAGATGCACAACGGGCAGCATGGGATAAACTATCACCAGCACAGAAAGTACAAATGGCTCGTCAGCCTCAAATGAATGAGCAGTTGCCCGCAGCAATGAATGATCAACAACTAACAGCACATAACGCACAAAGAGCATCACAGGGCTTACCTCCAGTATCTAATGGTAACACAGGTGGCAATGGCTCATTATTTGCACATAACGCAGGAGGAGTAGGCACTATGGCTACAGGCACAGGGGCAGCTATCCCAACAGGTAACGCAGGTACAGGCACATTCAAGCCTATCACCTTTAGATCAGGCTCAGGCACTTCAGTACTAGACGAGAGTGGCTTATCCACATCACTTGGTGAAGACTTTGCAGGACTCTCAGGACTCGTAGGTGATGGTACTGGACTCTTAGGACAAGCTGGTGTACAAGCACAGCAGGCTCCTGACCAGTTCAATGCTAACTTTGATCCTTCTGGTAGAGCACAAAGCTTGTTTGATGAGCGTTCAGCTTTACTAGAGCCTGCCTTTGCACAGCAACGTGCTCAAGGTAACGAAGCTATGTTTGGCTCAGGTCGCTTAGGTCTTAGGTTAGCTGGAGAAGGTGTAGGCGCTGGGTCTGGTATGGTACAACCAGATGCCTTTGGTATGAACCAAGCACAGTCTCAAGCACTAGCTCAGTTATCAGCACAGTCCACTAATGATGCCTTTGGTCAAGAGTTGCAACGTGCTGGCTTAGATATGTCACAGTTTGGACTCAACCAAGGTGCACAGCAGCAACAGTTTGCTAACCTAATGGGCAGTGGACAAGGCATGTTAAATGCTGGCTTCGGTGGTGCTAATCTAGAACAGCAGTTAGCTGGCGTACCTATGTCTCTAGCGGGTATAGGACAACAGCAGCAAGCTCTAAACCAGAACTATGAGTTGGGTCGATTCCAGAATGATACATCACGTATGCTTTCACAGGCACAGGCTAATGAAGCTAACTACCAACCTAACCCTTGGTTATCTGGGCTTACTTCATTAGGATCTTCATTCTTAGGTACTGAAGGTGGTGGTGACTGGTTATCAGGTTTGTTCGATTAAGGCTAACATAGAGAGATATAAGACAATGGCAACACAAACAGGTTTATTTACACAAGGCCCATCAGTAGAGGATATACTTGCTAAGCGTAACAAACGCTCTGGTGATCTACAGGCACAACTAATGACACAGGCAGCCCAAGGTGCTCGTGATCCAGCTAAAGCTAGGGCAATTAGCTTCTTAGGTTCCTCCTTAGGTCGTGCCTTAGGTGGCTCTATGGGCGATGGTAATGGTCGCGAGGATTTAGAAGCTAAGGAAGCTGAACGGCAAGCACAACGTGCAAGCTTCATGGGTGCTGTACAGAGTAATGACTCAGCAGCTCAGTTTGAAATGTCTAAGGGCTTACAAGAGACTTATCCAGCAGCAGCTTTACAGATGCTTCAGATAGGACAAGCTTCTGAAGTTAGAGAGAAGCAGCAAGCTAAAGACACTGCAGATAGTGCAGCACTCCAAAGCAGAGCAGCTACTATTGGTGACGACTTATCAGAGTTCAACCCTGAGCTAGCCTTTCGATTGAAGTCAAACAATGCTACAGCGGAAGAGTACAGTGAAGGTCTTACACAAGTTAGCGCTATGAACAAGAAAGCTAATGGTGGTGATGGATCTAAAGAAGGTTGGTCATTTGCTAGTGGTGGTGCTTATGTAGATAAGAATGGTAATCGTTATGTGTTGACTGAGAGCCGTAATAAGTTCACTGGTGGCACTACAAACACTTATACTCCTATTGGTGATGCTCCTGCATACGATGATCAAAACTTACAACCAACAGATTCATCAGGCATGACAGTAGAGATGCGTATTAAAGAGAATCAGGCTATATTTGAGGGTGAGCAGCAATCTAAGAAGTTTTATGCACACCAAGCAGACGCAGCTAGAAGTATAGGCAAGACCACAACAAACCTCAAAGACGCTAGACGTATGGGTGAGTTGCTTAAGCAGGTAGACACTGGCGGTATTAAGGTAACTGCTGCTAAAGGTTTCACTGACTTCTTTGGTGCCACACCTACTAGTGTTTCTGAGTTAGATACTATCTCCAAGACAATGATGCTATCAAGCCTTAAAACGCTACTAGGCGGTCAGTTGTCAGATGGTGAACGTAAGGCAGCCCTAGAGGTTCAAGTAGCCTTAGACAAGGGTACAGGAGCTAACAGAGCTATTGTAGAGCGTTACATTGAAATCTTTGAGTCCCGCTTAGAACGTGAACAGTTCTTATTAGGCAGTAACTCTGACGGTTCTAGCTATCACAAGTTTGCATTAGATCAGTCTATCGAGCTTACAGCACAACCTGCTAATGGCACTACAGTCACACCCGCTGCAAAACCACAGACAATACAATGGACTAAATAATATGGGTTATCAACAAGTATTACCTAATAGCAATGTAGTGGAGGGTGTACCCGATGATGCTACCCGTGATGAAATACGTGACTTAACCATAGAAAGAGGCATAGCCACTAAAGAAGAGTGGAATGAGTGGGCCCCTGAGTTACAACCTTTCTCTGAGCAAGCATTAGATTGGATGTCTGAGAATGCTGAGATTCCAGCAGGTATAGCGGGCGCTGTCCTAGGTACAATAGCTGGTATTCCGGGAGGCCCTCCGGGTATGACTGCTGGTGGTATCTTTGGTGGCGCTTTGGGATCTAGTGGTGGCTCACTACTCTCTGATCATTTGAATGGTCAAGAGCTTGACTTTGCTGAGGCTGGTAAAGAAGCTGCTATCTCATTAGGCTTTGACATAGCTACCTTAGGTGCTGGTAAGTACATCAAACCTTTTGCAACTTACATGAAGTCAAAGATGACCAAAGGCTTAACGCCACAACAAGCGGCTGATGCTTTCATACAAGATGCTGGGTTACAGGATGTAGTGTCCTCAGCAGGCTCACCTGAATCCATAGCAGCCTCACAGAAGTTGTTATCAGAGGGTAATGCAACCTTAACTCCTTTCCAGACAGGTAACGCTACAGGCTGGCAGATCTTCAAAGAGAAGCTAGCTAACATGGGTATGCTTTCCTCTATAACAATGGAAGGTAATGCTAAGAAGGTAAGCGTCGTTGTCAATGATTCTTTTGAACAGTTAATGTCTAACTCAGGTAAGATGGAAGGTCTTGCTGAGGAAGAGTTAGGTGCTTCTGTACATGGCATTATACTAGCAGGTAAGCAAGCCCTAGGTGAATCTTTTGAAGCAGGGGAGAATCGTATCCTTGCTTCACTGGCTGGTCGTCAAGCGCCTTTAGTTCATGTACGTGGTGCCTTTGAAGGATTCATTAAGAAACATGGTGACCCAGTAAAGTCAACTATGAACCCTGAAGCTCGTAAGATAGTGGATGAGTTCTTAGGTGACTTGGATAACTTTGGTGGCCCTACAACTAGCTCTAAGTCAGTTATTAACTTAGCTAAGACATTCAGAGCTCGTCTACGTGCCATATCAGATCCACAGTCTCCACAGTTCAACGATAGTGCTGCTCAGCAGTTAGGCGAGCTAAGTACTCTTGTAAATGATGCCGTAGCGCGAACATTAACTGGTGTAGACACAGTAGCAGCCAATGCTTACAAACAGTTAAACAAAGAGTATGCAACAGGACTACAGACTCTATTGCCTATCATTAATAAAAACATGATGATTACAGGCAACAAAGAATCCTTCACCTCCATTGGTTCTGTTCTTGTATCTGAAGGTGGCTTAGATTCTACTAGAGCTATGTTTAAGAGTATAGATGAAGCATTTAAGCTTATAGGTGGAAGTACTGTACACTTTGGTAGTGCTGCAGAAGTTAAAGCAACAATCCGTAATGGCTACTTAAAGAAAGTCATGAAGGACATAGGTGAAGAAAGCTTTGATATAAATACTCATAAAGGACTGGCTGCTAAATACTTAAATGCTTCTAAGAATAATAAATTAGCTTTCATTATGGGCTCTGATTATAAGAGTGTTAAGCAGTTAATGAATACTATGATTGAAGCCACGGGTAAACCAAAGAGTAATATTGGTGAGCTAGCAATCAGAGGACGAGAGTTCTCTTCCATACTTCAGCTGGGTACTGGAGTAGGCGCTGTAGGTGGTCTTGTCACTGGAGGCGCTGTAGCTGAGTCACTCACTATGGGCGCCTTAGTGTTTGGTGTTCCTTCTTTCCTAGCAGCAGCAAGTACTAGCATGAAGCATGTTAATAAGATCATTGCTTTCCAGAAGAGAGACTTCAAGGGTAACAGTAAGGCTATGTTACTTGCAGTTACTAACGTCATAGAAGATGTTATGGCTGATGCAACTGAAGAACAACGTGAGCAGATCTTAAATGATTTCAATGTGCAGATGTTTGGCACTGACAAGTAGAGGCTAGCTATGGGATTGTTTGACACAGAAGAGTGGAGCAAGACAGGTGAGGCCCTAACCCAAAGGGGTCTTGATCTTGATGAACTAAACAGGAAAGAGGGCGCAGGTGAGCTAGGTTTTGGTGAGGCAACATGGAGGCGCTTTGGCACCATGGGTGGTGCGCTCAATGATGTAGTGGGAGGTGCCTTTGACTTTGGTACACCTGATGCTATCACAGAGCCAGTAGGGGAAGCCATAGGCTCAGGACTCACCACTGCCATGGATAAGACAGGTGCTGCTGAGTGGATGCAAAAGAATCCTGATTCCGCTGCAAACATTATGGCTGGTGTTGAGATGTTAGGTGTTGTTCCATACGCTGGTGCCTTAGGTAAGACAGCTAAGCTAGCAGCCAAAGCTAAAGGCCCTGAGAAGGGTAAGAGAGCTAAGGCTGCTGCAGGTGCTATACTCTCCAGCCCAAGTAACTACATACCTAACTTCTATGGTATTGATGATGCGTCTAAAGCTAACACACTAGCTGAGAGTTTATTCAACCAAGCCATTACAGGTGTGAGCCTCTTAGCTGACGCTGGTACTACTACTGTCACTGGTCGTATTGCTAAAGGCGCACATGACCTACTCACTAAGCCAAGAGGTAAAGGGCCTATAGCTAAGAAAGTAGCTAAGGTTACAGGAGCTGTACCTAATTTCCTAGATAAGATGGTTAAGAAATTACCAGCTGATGGTGAAGGAGCATTAGCTTTATCTCTCAAGATTACTAGTTTTGCTAAGTGGGGAGTACAGGAGTCTGCTAAAGCGTTAGCTACTTACACTGTACCACAAGCTAGAGCACTTTGGCAGGAGCAAGGTGTTAACCAAGCAGGTCAGAAGTTAATAGCTAAACACTTAGATAATGCAGCCACTGAGATGGCAGAAGCTAGAGCAGCTGGTAAGCCTACGTCACTAGAGCAGACTAGATCATTCCAAATGGCTACTGCACAAGCAATCTTCATGCGTTATACAGCTGAGCAAGCTGGTCGTCAAGGCCCTGTGTCACCAGACTATGATAGGATCTTTGAAGCATCTACCTTTGGTGGTATCATGCCAGTTGATAAGAGTCAATACTTAGCTGCCGTTAAGCATGTACAGAACGTAAGTTTTCGTAAGAAGACAGGTGCTCGTGACAAGGGGCCTGAGAGGGCCATAAACGTCCCTGACGAGGTTAATGAGCAAGCCTTTGATCATGTGATGGATGTATGGGGCATGAGCCCTGAGCAAGCTAATGGTGCGTTCTTGGTGGTTAAGAAGCCACAAGGCTCTGGTGGCGACCATGCCTCTTCAGTCTACCGTAGCAAGCTTAATGAGCCATTACGTGATAGCCACGCAGCAGCTAAGAATCTTAAGAGGAAGAATGCTGTTGTGGCTGCTCAGCAGGAAGCTTATGATTCAGCTAGAGCTAGTGGTAGTACTATAGCTCAGGCCACTAAAGCGCGTAAGGCTGTCAAGACAGGAAAGTTAGGCAAAGAGCCACTTACTGATGTTGATTTATATAATGAGTTGACTAGATTAAAGCCTAATGGTGATCGTGTCTACAATGTTAACATGCGAAGCAAGAGTGCAGCTGATGTGGAAGCCAATGGTCTTTGGTTTACTCAAAGTGGTTCTGGTCGCGCTATAGTGGAAGGTGGTATTAACCGTCTTACGAACATGAAAGCTAAGGGTGGTGTAACGTCTTACATCTCAGATGAGCATAACTTCTTGGAGAATATGCCTATACTAGGTAAGATGCTTGATGATGCTTTACCTGTACGTGAGATTACTATGACACCTCCTATCTCTTTCAACATACTCAACCCAAGCAACACTACTAGAAGCTTTGGTAGTAGAGCCACTGGTAAGAGTAAAGGCAAACTAGATAACACGCTGGTTGCTAATGACCTAGAGAAGCTAAGGGATGCTAAGCCTACTCGCCAAGGTATTAATGCTGAACGTATACGTAATGCTAAAGCTGCAGGTAAAGGTAGCCTATTTGCTGGCTATGGTACGGCATTGCAGAATGATGATGTAGATGTAGAAACTCTACTACCTGACATATAAATCTTAGGCATAAAAAAGGCCCCTTGGTTAACACCTTGGGGCCTTTTGTCGTTTTACCTTATGTTATACCTAAGAGCATTCCTTCTGTCCAGTCTCAAAGTCAATATAACATGCCTGTGCTGCCTCCTCAGGTGCTGCCTTATCCTCAGCCTTAAGCTCCTCCTCTGGTTTATCGTTGAGGATACCAAAGCGTTTGCCACCTGAGTTGAACGTGGTACACCCCTTGCAGCCTTGCTCCCAAGCCTTAACGTAGATTGACTTAAAGTCCTCCCACGGCATCTCAGGTGAGCAGTTGATAGTCTTGCTTACTGCAGAGTCTACGTATTGCGAGCTTAACGCTAGTACAGCTAGGTGTTCATCAGCAGTACAGTCATTAGCTTTCTTACCTCGGACACCCCAAGTACGATAAGCATAATCCATTACTTCTTCCACAATAGGCCCATTCTCGGTCTGAATAGTTCTATCGTAGCCATAACTAAACACAGGCTCAACACCACCGCTAACATTGTCTGCCGTGAGACTAATAGTGCCCGTAGGAGCAAAGCTAAGCAAATGGCTATTACGTATTCCATACTTCCTGATTCCTGCTCTAACTGTCTTTGGTAATGTCTTAATGAAATTACCTTTCAAATACTTATCAATCTCTAATGCTGGAAATGCACCCTTCTCTTTAGCTAAGGCTACTGAGGTGCGATATGTTTCATCACGAATAACCTTAAAGATGTCCTCTGCTACTTCTAGAAACTTAGGGCTACCATAAGAGAAGCCTAGTGCCTCTATAGCATTAGCTAAACCTGTGACACCCAACCCCATCCTACGCTTGTCTCTGCTCTCCTCAGCCTGCTTCTCAAGCGGAAACACAGTGTTATCATGTATGTTATCCATTGCTCTAGTCACTACAGGGATGTCCTGCATTAGCTGTGCAAAGTTAAATGATCTGGTTCCTTCATCATCAAAGTCAATGTACTTCACTAGATTGTAGCTACCAAGCAAGCAGGCGCCATTAGGAGGCAAAGGCTGCTCACCGCATGGGTTAGTTGCTTCAATAGTCTCACAGTAGTATAGGTTATTCATCTCGTTAATACGATCAATAAACAAAACCCCAGGTTCTGCCCAGTCCCATGTGCTACGCATGATCATCTCCCACAATGCTGGAGCAAAGATCTGCTTGTATACCCTTCCCTCGAACACTAGATCAAACATCTTCTTATCAATGACACAACGCATGAACTCATCAGTGATGCCTAAGGAGATATTAAAGGCTGTAAGCTCAGTTGAGTTTTGCTTAGCATGTATGAACTCTTCAATGTCTGGATGGTCTACACGCAGGACACCCATCTGTGCGCCCCTACGATGCCCTGCGCTGCTTACAGTCTTACACAGGCTGTCAAAGATACGCATGAAGCTAATAGGGCCACTAGCCTGTGATCCTAAGCTTACAATCAGGCTGCCCTTAGGACGCAATCGTGAGAAGTCGTAGCCTATGCCTCCACCCTTACGCATTGTCTTACCAGCTTCCTTGGCGCCATCCATGATTGAGTTAAAGTCATCTTCTATAGGTGAGCTAACGAAACAATTGAATGCTGTGGTAGCCGTAGGTGACCCAATGGCTAACTGTGTACGACCGCCACCCATGAACCTTTGCTCCAGTAATATGTCACGTAGCTTATAGAAGTGTTCCTCACCATCCGCTAAGGTACTAGCAAATCTATTCTGTGCTTCCTTAAATGACTCACCCTGCATACGATACTTAGTTGCATGTACCTCTTGGCTAAGGCGTGTCTGTGGGCCAGCGCTCATAGCTCTACTCCATTCTCTAGCTTCCATATAAAGTAAGCATCCTCAAACATTAAGTCTCGCATAATAACTTCAATGGCAATGATAGAGCGTGTAAGGTCTACCACCTCAGAGGCATCTAGATAAGGCTCCATATCATTGGAGATAAGTTCTGACTTAAGCTCATGATGCAGTTGATCTAAGTGAGTTACTGTGATTTGTTCCATCTGGCAAGGCTTTAGATTCAGTTTCATATATATTCTCTCTATCTTGTTTAATTAGTTTTTTGTTGTGCTTGTGCATCTTACTGCCTAAACAATAATCACAAGAGCCATTGTTACTACAGCTCCTATCCACTGCTTTAGCGCCTGTCTTTGGTTTCCTCTTTGTTCTGCTCATCCATCCCACTCCTTAGTGCACCTATGACACCAAAGTGAAACAGTGCGTTAGCTTCTTCAGGTGACAAATATATCTCTATCGGTGATTTACTGAACTCATTGACTGATAGATGCACCAACCCATCGTTTATCCTCATCTGCTCAATCACATAATCTAACCCAGACTTTATGAAAGACTTTACCTGCTTAGGTTCTACATCCATAGTCATTATGGCTGAACCATCTGTCTGATCTAGTATTTCTATTGCTTCACTCATGCTCTCTATACTCCAGCTCAATTTCCATTAGACTTCTAACCTGTGGATACATATTCTTCTGTGTATCCAGTACAGCCTCAAGATGTTCAGTCTCCATATCAGCAATAGCTATGTGAGACAGAGGTTGATCTCCTGCTTTACCATAGGTTCCCCAAGTTACAAACTCCCTTGCAATACTGTGTAAGACATCTTCAGTAAGGCTTAGGTCAGTAGCAGGTGCATTCTTATTGACAGTACGCCTAATATAATCCAACCCACCATCGACTACATACACCCAGCCATTAGCATCCTCATATTCCTTGTAGTCATGCCTATGCCGTGACTCTAATATGGTTCCGTCTGGTGTCTGTATGGCATTGCGTAATAGTCTACTCATCCTCAATCTCCTCATTAAGTTCAGCTAACTTGTTACCTAGCTCAAGTAACATCCAACTAGGCCATGCACAAAAACCTCCAGCATTGAAATAAATAACATACCCTGCATCAGTCTCACGTACTATCTCTGCTAATAGTGGGGTATTCTTTGCTGTTACAAAGAGGTCGGTTGTACCTTCTTGTGTTATGTATTGTAGTGAGTTCATCTTACTAACCCCACGTTATGTATAGGTTTAACACTAGAGCAAGTGACATGATATTTAATAAGTTATGGATCATATTTGCCCTCTTTAGTATCTCAACATGCTTCTTTAATTCCATAACATTACCATGTGTAATACGTAGGGCAGATTCTAGCTCATCGTTACTCATCTTCACTCTCCTTATGCCATTCCTCGTAAGGTACAAATCTAAAACCATCAGAACAATTAATCATTACACATTTACCCATACCAAACAGAGCTTCCTGCATTAGGTTGAGTTCATCAGACATAGAAGCTGTTGCATCTTTCATTAGCATCTCTTGTGTATATGCCTCATCCTCTGTATACCTAGCTCGACTACATCCCATACCAAAGCCTTGCTCGTCCTTATGTACACCATTGACTACAGGGATACCACGTTGACATCCGTCACATTGGTTATTCATTGTTCAATCTCCAGTGTACAAATTGCTTTACAGATGTTACTTAAACCGCTTTAGTGTAGCCTATAGTGTACAATGTAAACCTTGAGCTACACTTTAACGCGCTATTTAGTGTACAATGTACACATTTTTATGCACTTTAGTGATCTAGCTTTGACTATAATACTGTACAAATGAGCTGTTTAAGGCTGTTTTGACTAATATTATGAGCAAACATCTCAAGTATCTTCCCAAAATGTTCCACGCTTGTACAACTGCATTGCTGTATTCATGTCACAGTCAAAGCCGCTCATGATCTGCTCTAAGTGCTCTATGATTGCCATGTGTTAAAGAACTCCTCTAGGTAAGCATCACTAGCCACATTGCCTACCATAGTATCCATCATGACACCATTGTTATTATACGCAGCCAGCACTGGTATACTTCGCAACCCTAGAGCCTTAAGCTCCATAAGCATATCAGAGTCACCTACGTCACACTCCTCATAAGTGCTTAGCTCTAACTTAGCTAACCTACGCTTGAGTGAACTACATGCTGGACACGAGTCACCTGTGTATAGCTTAATGTTCATCATGTCTTTAGTTCTCCTATTATCTTATTAAGTCTAGCTACCTCAGCCCTTAGCTCATATACTTCTTTGGGTGTCCAGTCCACGCCTACACAGGCACACTCATCAGCATTCCAAGCACCATCAAGACACCCCATACCTTCCACATAATCCTCTAGTTCTTCAGGTGTCATCATCATAGCTCCCAGACCTTATCATCTCTGCTAACTCAATGGCTCTATTGCCTACCTGATCAGCCCATCGTGAGTTAAGGAACTCATAGGCTGCAGTATCGTAGTCCTCAGCATCCATAGCCGCTAGAGCCTTCTTAAACTTTAGAAGTCTAGGCAGACCTAAGTTGAAACATATATCAACCATAGCATCTCCCCTAGCTTCACCAAGATCATCAAACCAGTCAAAGGTGTTGTACAGTTCAAGCTCAACCCTGCTAATGTCATTACTAAGCAGATATTTAATTTCTGTATCAGACAGTCCCATGCCTCCATTAACGTCTATATTACGTCCCACACCTATAGTAACCTTACCCACAGTGTCCACATACGCATGAGTCTCCACACCCTCATGTCGCCTTAGCATCTCGCTTAGCTTATTCATATCACTTATTCCCATCTATTGGTTTCGTAGGGCTAAATGTTGGCTCTAAACGATCATTATATAGTTCTTCAGAAATAGCAGATCTATCATAAAACTCTAACTGCAACTGTAGGCAGTGTATAGCTTTCTCTAGGTCAACCCTATCCGTACCTTTGTCTCTAGTGAGATACTTATCTACCTTGGTATAGATGGAGTGCTTGACACCTTCGTAACCATACTGTATATAAGTCTTCTCAAGAGGCTGCTGCTTCATGTTAGTATAGTGGTCTCCTGCTACTTGCGTCTTAAGTGCGCTGTGTGTGTCTGCATTAATCATCTTTGGTGTCCTCCTCTTCTTGGAATAGGTTGAGATTTTTCATGATCATGTCCTCATACCTATCCACTAGAGACTCACTGGTAATCCCGAGCAACTCACATAAGAAGTCCACATCATAGTTATTTAGTATTTGTTCTCTAATCTCTTCAAAGGTACTACTCATTAGCTCTCTCCTTGCCTAAGGCTGGTAATGTGGCTAGATGCTCTAGCAGCTCAGGTATAGACTTCATAGTAAAGTGTGCTAGGTTCTCCTTCTCACACCACTGTGCCAGATTCATCTTAGATCCCTTACGTAGACGCTTACGTGAATCAGTAAACACAAAGATAAGTGGCCTGTTGATCTCATCACGTATAGCCTTATACTTTTGTGTATCCCCAACTCTGAAGAATCCCTTTGTTTCAATCATAGCTCCTGTACGTTGACATATGAAGTCTGGTACGTACTTCTTGCGTATTATGTAAGGAATCCTTGCAGGTTCATAAGCAAAGTCTTTGGTGCCTACTGCTGCACTAAAGGCACTCTCTAGACCTGAGCGAAACTTAGGCTTGGGTGTCATTAAGTAACTCCTGCTCTATAGTCAACTGATGGAAACTATTCCAGTTGCGACGCATGTAGATCAAATTCCAACATACCTCAAGCTTAGACTCCCAATCCTCTGGATGATGCTCTTGCCACACCTCCTGCACCTTGGCTATCATATCAGCCTTAGGCACATCAGCAAGTAGCTTCTGTGCTGTCTTAGGGCCAATGCCACGTAAGCCTTGTATGTTGTCCGTAGAGTCCCCAGTGAGCATCTGTAGGCACATCTTGTACCACCCTTCATCAGCATCAATATAGTAAAGAGTTTCTTTGGTGAAGTTGTAATGCCAACCTTCTACCATGTCAATGTCTTTATCTATATGTGCTATAACAAAGTTAACACCAGCATCCAAAGCTTCCTGTGCCCATATGGATACCACATCATCAGCCTCACAGTTGTCTGACTGGAAGTGACCAAGCCCATAGGCATACTCGTTGAGGTCTTTACGTCTTTCGATGAGTGCCTCGTCCACTGGCTTAGCACTTCGGCTACCTTTGTAGTCCTCAGCAATATCATAGCGGAAGTTACCAACACCCTTGAGTGCTACCTTAACCTCTGTAGCTACTGTAGCCCACTCAATGTCCTCTATTGCTTTGTCGTAGTACTCAGTGGCTTTGGACAAGCTAATGTCAGTCTTAAGTGCTATACGATATATTAGGCTGTCAGCATCAACAAAGCATATGTCAAAGGGCCTGCCTTTGTTGTTCTTCTCTTGCTTACCCATCTAAGTCTCCTAAACAGTCTATAGCTTTAGCCAAGTCAATCTTAAACCATTCATTCCTACGGTCATCACTGATTAGCTCAAGTACCTTGTGTGCCTTTACCTCAGAAGTGTGTCGGTTGTCTACACTAACACTATAACGCAAGGAATAAGCTCGATGTGGGTCACTTGTCTGATAACTCTTAAGGCGGTCAGCAGCGTCAACAGCTTTACCTACCTTAATCCACTCAGGCCATGCGTAATTGGTGATAATGTAAACATCACCTTCAGTTGATTGGCTATAATTAGTGAACGAGCTAAAGGCTGCGTCATTGAATGATCTGTACTTACCAGACTTCCACAATGGATGTTTTTTAGGTATGTACTTACCATCCACCCACATACGCTTACAGTTATTCCTTAGATTATTCCTCGGATTGTAGATAGCGTTTGAAATCTGTTTTGCTGTCAGTTGTTGTTCTGTATTCATAACTTCTCCTAATGTGTCTCAGCCCAACTGTTGCCTACCTTATAGTCTCCAGCTAGTGGGCACCTAAGCTTGAAGTGAATCCCTGCGGCCTCTATACAGCTAGCCGCTAAAGAACCAAACCGCTCTGCTTGACTCTCTAGCACCTCCACCTGAAATTCATCATGAACATTACCTACAAACTTATAGTCTAACCCATACATTGTAGCATATTTATCCAAAATAATCAAGGCTTGTTTCATAATTATAGCACCAGCTGACTGAAGCAATGAGTTGAGTGCAGCGTGTTCTGACCTGATGAACACCTTACGTCCATCTAAGCCTGTTACGTAGCCTTTACTCGCTGATTCAGCTACATTAGCCTTAAGATCCGCAAGTGCTGGTGTAGCCTTAAGGAAGCTAGCCTTAAGCCTCTTACCTGCTGCTCTGCCACCACCCACAATAGAACCAATCTTCTCGTCACCTGCGCCATATAGGTAGGCGTACACGAAGGTCTTTGCTTCTGAACGTGTCTTAAGTCCTGCCGCTAGCATGTTAGCTGTATGAATATCACCACTAAGTATCTCATTTGTGTACTTAGGATCATTCATGTAGTGTGCTAACATTCGCAGCTCAAGTCCACTAGCGTCTATCCCAACAAGCTTATAGCCCTTAGCGACAACCCAGCAACCTCTGCACTCAGGCCCATATAAGCTACCTGAGCTGGGAACCTGTGCTAAATTAGGCTTACTGTGTGTCATACGGCCTGTCACTGCGCCATTAGTATTAACGTACCCATGCACACGTTCAGTAGCTTCATCAGCAGACTCCAGCCAACTACGCACCTGTGCTATGCGCTTGCCAACCAATAGATATGAAGCTATTAGCTCTGCCTCAGGTATGCCTTTGACATTCTTAAGAACATCCTCAGACACTATAGCGTGACCAGTTTCAGTGAATACCTTAGGCTTCCAGCCGAAGTGCTTAAGATAGCGACCTATCTGCTGACGGCTGCCAAGATTAAACACAGGCCAATCAATCCTACTAAATGGGCCACCTACTTCTCCCCATCTTTCGCCGAGGAACTTGAGTCCGACGATGCTTGTCGAGCCGTCTTTCTTAAGCTTGGGAACAATCTCCTTAATGTACGTAGGTAGAGGAAGAAAAACTTGTTGGACAATTTCTTCAAGATCATATGATTTTTCCTTAAGTTGTGCTACTAAATCTCTAGCCTTTGGGACATCCAAGAGCCAGCCGTTTCTTATTTGCTTTTGTATGATACTTTGTACTGAATGCTCCAGAAGTATACTCTGATCTCCAAAGCTATCCAGCTCGGATAAGACTCTCCTGTATACCTGTTCATTAACATTAACGTCTTGCTCACAGTAATCCCGCATTTCCACAGTATACCATGACCAATCTTCGTAACTACCTTTTGGATACCCAAGTTGTTCTCCCCACCACTTTAGTGAATGACCTTCCCGTTGTGGGTTAGCCAGCCTAGACATGACCAAGGTGTCTGTGATCTTACAGGTGCTGAAGTCAGTACCTAGTAGACGCTCACACACTGGAATGTCGTAGCCAATTATGTTATGTCCTATAACCTCGTCTGCAGCTTCTATTGCTTTATTGAACTTAGGCCACTCACCTTGCACATAGGTCTCTACAGCGCCACTGTCAATGTCTTTAGTGACAATACACCAGACTATGCTAGGGGTGAGGCCATTGGTTTCTATGTCGAATATTAGTCTTGACATTGGTCACCCCTCGCTTAAAAGTCCTCATGTGAATTAGCTGCCTTAACTTCAGGTGCCTGAGTAGCCACTAGCCTTGAGGTGTTATTCTCATAGTACAACCAACCAGCTACACCTGTACGTCCTGTACGTCTACACTTAACTAGCTGCACCTGAGTACAGTTACGTGCATAATCATCCTCCGTCATTTTATCTCTGCTCAATAGGATAGTATTGAAAGCTATCTGGTTAATACTGCCGCTGCCCTTAAGATCATACTCACCTACGTCATGAGCATTCTTAGCGTGAGGCTTACGCATGTGACTAACGACTATGATACTCACCCCAGTATTCTTAGCTAGCTTCAAGCATTTATCCATAAAGGCATCAATGACTCCATTCTCATTAGAGGTGACTGCTGCCTGTAGTGGGTCTAGGATGATAATGTCACAGTCTAAGCCCTTAACTAGATACTGCATCTTAGCAAACAACTCATCAGACTCTAAGGCACCTTGGTGATCCAAGATGTGTAGCTTGTCACTACTTGATAGCTCATCATACTTCTCATGATACAGGTTGTAATCACGGTCACCTGTAGCCACATCACTTATGTTGACTCCCATATAGACTGATAATAGTTTCTCTACTGTCTCACCTACGTCTGCCTCTAGGAACACACAACCAATCTTCTTAGCTGATTCAGCATACATACCATGAACTAAGTTGTATACCATAGTACTCTTGCCTATGCTCGTTAAGGCTCCAATTACTGTGACTTCTCCAGCTGCTATACCACCATTCATCATGGCATTGAGGCTTCCAAAGCTAGCTGGTAGTGGCGTTACTTCTTCAGTGCCACGTTTTAGGAACTTATCCCACACCTCGGTATCACCTAGGCTTACTACTCCCTCTGGTTTGAATGCTTTAGAATCCCACCAGCATCGTGTGAACTCTCGTACCTTGTTAGCCTTGAGCATGTCACCAGCATCTTTCAATGGTAACGTACATACTTTGGCTTTACGTGGTGAGAATAGTGGCAGCACAGCTTGAGCAGCTTTGACACCAGCTTCATCTGAATCAAAACATATTACCACATTATCAAATGTCTCTAGGTATTCTAGGCTAGCCTTAATGTCTTTAACCGCTGATGCTGCACCAGAGCGTATGCTTACTGCAGGCCATTTACCATCAAACATTTCATTGACTGCCAGTGCATCCAGCTCACCTTCGGTAATCGTTATGTACTTCCCTCCTGCAGCGAATGCTTGCTGACCAAAGAGACCAGCCTGTGATAAGTCGCCAGTCGCATAGAACTGCTTATCTGCTACTGATCGCACCTTTGTGCCTACTACTTTGGAACCCTCCTGATTGTGATATGGGTAATGATGCTTGCTTATTGCTCCAGCTGCATCATGCTCTACTGTGACGCCATAGCGTTTAGCTACATCGGCACTAATCCTACGGTCTTGAATTGCTGTTATTGTGCCTGTCATTTCTAATGGCCTTGTCTTTGGTTTGCTTGTATAGGCTATAGTGCTATTGTCTCCATGGATGTAATGATTACAACCCATACAGTAGGCATGATTGTCACTATAGCGGCTTAGGTTGTCCTTGCTCCCACATTCGGGACAAGGCTCATGACGGACAAAGTGACTCTCTTCTCTATCTGTGGGATACATGCTCTGTAAGCTCCTGTAAGCCTGTGTAAGGGCCCTAGCCTCTAAAGTAATAGTAGGGCTAGGGGTTAACTTAAGCGTCCTTAGACAGCTTGGTTAGAAGTCGTCGTCATTTGAACTAGCAAGCTCTAGGACACGAATCTTATCCAAGTAAGGGCTTACACCATGCACTGGGTGCTCTTGGCCTAGTGTGTACTGTACACGCACTAGTGAGCCTCGTGTGATACGTTCCTTACATGGCTCTCCATCCATATCTACAATGTCGATAGGAAACTTACTGGCAAACTTTCGCTGTTGACTACCTTCATAGTCTCGCAGCTTAACGCCTGCATCGGTTAATAATGATGCATTAGGCGCATCAAGCGTAAGCACTACGGAAAACTTACCTGTGCTCTGACCCTGATACATCTCATGCTCGTCTAAATTTGCAAATGCTACTGAACCTGTTAATACTGACATAATTACTTCCTTGCTTAAGATTATCTATTATGACCCAAATAGGTCTTTACTACAGTGTCTTAGGTATACTTAAGAGCCTTAAGACACTTTACTATTTACTTTAAGTTATAAACTAAAGAACTACTTAATGGTTCATAAGGACTATAAAGTAGTTCTTTAATTATTATCAAAGTATATTCT